TAGTAGTTAAAGGTGTTCCCGACTCTTGGTTTTCCATTGTGATTGTAAAAGTTGTAGTCGTCGGTACAGATGTAACCATGTATTTTACATCTTCAAAAGTAGCATTGCTGTAAGTAGATGCGGCAGGTACTCCTGTTACACTATCAAACAAAACAATATCGTCTTCAATTAATCCATGAGACCCGGTACATGTTACTGTGACCGTTGTTGATGAAGAACTACTTGTAAATTTTGCGCCAGTTAAAGTGGCTCTAATAGGGTGTATGTCATAATATGTACCACCTGAATATACGTATAAAATTCTGTTGGTTCCTACTGCTGCGTATTTAATACCAGCATTATCGTCCCAATGATGAATGGCTCTAGCTGCTCCAGTTAGTTTATCTTGACCTAACTGCTGCCAACCACCTATTTTTTCTGGGGTACCATATCTGAAACGAACATTGTCACCATCATACCATTGTCCCTCGGCTCCGGTCGGTGTGACTTGTTTATTGAATCCAGGTGCAAAACCTAATTTTTGTAGCATATAACCTCATAATAATTAAAAGGCCCAGCTTACGAATGAGTAACGGGTACCTTTAGTTGCTTCTCTCACTTCATGTGGGTACATGAAATTAGATGGAAACAATAGTATATCACCTGTTTTTAACTCAATTTTCTCTCCTCTGCAATAGAATTCAGAGCCCTCATAGTCTTCATTTAGATTAGCTACCATAGATACTAAAGGGACTCCTTTCATATTGCCATCAAATATGCTGTGTATATGATCATAGTGTTCTCTCATCATAGTTCCAACAGTATATCTATTAAAACGTATTGGACTAAATTTAGAAAGCCATGGTCCTTGGGTCTTTTGTCCTGGCACACTATGCTTTTCTTGATACTCACCTAATGCTTTAACTAAGTATGGTGTTATCTTTGCTTGTTGTTCTTTAGTGCAACTCATGACATCTAATTCTTTGGTAGGTTCTGATGAATTTTCACCAGATGCATAATTATTCCAAGTATGTTTTTTCCAAATACCTTTATTGCATTGATCTATTAACTCCTCACATAACTCTTTAGGTATGTGATTCTTTACGTATATATAACTTTTAATTGTGCTCATTCATTAACCTCCTTATATCTAAATGAGTTAGTGCTTGTTCTGATCCTAATGCATCTATACTAAATGTATTAAATGATACACTTATCCTATCTTCATCACCTTGATTAATAGGTACGCTATGTTTTAATGAAGATGGAAACATTACTAATTCACCTACTTTACAAGGCAACATAAAAGACTCTGAGTTTATATGAGTAAATTTTATAGGATCTAGTTTCATGCCATCTTGATTTGATTTTGAAAAAGTTATTGGTGGTAGTTTTTCATTTATTTGAAAATACATCACACCAGATATTATACTATTTGGATGTACATGTTCATGGTGCTTGGACCCTTTTGGATTTCTATTGGCCCAACACTGAGTAATTACTAATCTTTGTTTTGAGTTAAAAACGTTTTTAGTAAACTTATCTACAGACTCGGATAAAAAAGTTTTTATATTTTTAAATTCTTCACTACGTAATAAGTATGAATCATCCGATCTAAAATTACCATTAGATTGTTGTTCACGATAACTAATAGTTTTTAAATATGCTAGTTCTTTATCAATAGACTCTTCGTAAGGTATAATTAATAAAGGCGTTGGAAACAGCTGTAATAGTTCTTCTTTCATTAATATCTTTCTATTCTATAAATAAATAGAAGTCAATTGATTTAGATCAATTATGATTGTAAACCACCGTGTGAGTCTGAACACTGACCTTCTGATCTTCCAGCACTTGCTGTAATTAAATCACCAAAATCTGCAGCATTACCTGTAGAAGCTATTGTCACGTAGTCCATAACATTTGATGCACTAGGTGCATTACCCCCACCAAAAACAGCTCTTAAACTATTTGACATTCCAGCAACAATATATCTAGCAACTGTTAAATCTCCAAAGTCTGTTGCGTTACCTGTTGATCCAATTGTTACATAATCTATAATATTTACTCCTGCACTGTCTCCAGGATTTAATCCTCCAGCACTCAATCCTCTGGTTGCAGAGGAAGCTCCCGCATTAGTTGAAGTGTTGTCAGTTAAATCTCCAAAATCTGTTGCATTACCTGTTGAACCAATAGTAATATAGTCTATGACATTAAGATTACTTGGTGTTCTACCCCCCATAATTAATCCTCTTGTTGAACTAGAAGTAGTTCCACAAGAACCTTTGGCTGCTGATAAATCTCCAAAGTCTGTTGCATTACCCACTGTTGCTATTGTTACATAATCTATTGTATTAAAGAAAACTCCTGGAGAACTATGATAACCACCGCAATTTACAGCTCTAGTTTGATTCGATAAACCACCTAGCTGATAACGATTAACACTTAGGTTTCCAAAATCTGCTGAATTACCTTGTGAAGCAAATTCAATAGAATCAATTACATCTGAAACACCTGGAGATTTTTCACCTCCAAATACAATTAATCTAGTTAAAGATGATGCAGCACCACCTCTACCTCGAGCAACAGTCAAATTTCCAAAATCTGATGAATTACCTAAAGTAGGTATAGTAACTAAATCTATTGCAGCGCTATGACTTGGAGCATGATGACCTGCAAACAAACCTCTCCCTGATCCAGGCATATAGGTTACTGATGGACGTTGTACTTCATCACTTAGACCACCATGACCATTTGAGGCACAAGATATTTCACCTCTAGCTACGCTTAAGTTTCCAAAACTACCTGCATTACCTGTTGTTGCAATTGTAATAAAATCACTATTACCTGATCTACTACTGTCTATGTATCCAGAAATTATTCCTCTTGTTGTGTTAGATAAACTTCCTCCGTAATTGTTTGCAACTGTTGAATCTCCAAAATCTGTTGCATTACCTGTAGATGCAAAAGTAACATAATCAATTACATTTGTGGCAGATGGAGTTGATCCTCCACCAAAAGCACCTCTTGTTGAAGAGTTCATAGATGAAAAGTTATTTCTACTTGTTGTCAAATCTCCAAAGTCAACAGCATTACCTTCATGTTCTATTTGATAAAAATCAATTGTGTTTTTAAAACCTGGAGATTTATATCCTCCAGCAGTTAATACTCTTCCTGAAGAAGAAATCGTACTAGTGGGACCCCATCTATCTTGAGTTAAATTTCCAAAGTCTGATGCATTACCTTTTGTAGATACAGTTATTTTTTGTATGGTATCAATAGATGTAGGTGCTGTGTAACCTCCTGCCATAATTCCTCTTACATTTGAAGCTGCTCCTCTAAGTTCTGAAACATTACTTGTCATGTCTCCAAAGTCTGTGTAATTTCCTTTTGAAGCAAATATACCTGTATCCATAGTAACAGTAGATGTTGGAGTGTTTCCTCCTGCACAAACAGAATTTACTTTATTACCAAAACCTGCACTAATCCATCTAGCTAAAGTTAGATCACCAAAATCTACTGCTGTACTGTTTATTGAAATATTGTATTGATCTACTGTGTTTACTCCTGCTGGATCCGTACCACCTTGATTGAGACCTACATCACCTTTACCAGGCCAACTATTTGCTCTAGCTAATTTATAAGCTTCTCTTATATCCCAAACTTTTCCTGAATTAGACATTATTGTAAACCTCCGTGATTAGGTGAAACTGTTCCGCAATCCGCTGTAGTAAGTGCTAAATTTCCAAAATCTTCTGCATTCCCTGTAGAAGCTATTGTAATTTCTTGTATAGTATTTGATAGACCAGGGGTATAACCACCCATTAAAATTCCTAAAGTACCATTAGAGTTTCCTCCTCCTGCTCTCATCGCTGTTACTAAATCACCAAAATCTTGAGCATTACCAGTTGATGCAATTGTTATGTATTGCATAACGTTTTGAGGATTAGGTGCACTAACAACTCCACCTATAAATACCCCTCTCGTAGCAGAAGAAGCTCCTGACATATTATCTCCAGCGGTTAATAAATCTCCAAAGTCTGTTGAGTTACCTGTTGAGGCTATTGTTATGTAATCTATTATATTTTGATAAACAGTTGAACCTGTATAAGTAGCTCCACCCCCAGATACTCCTCTTGTAGGAGAAGACAATCCACCATTTCCATATCTTATAGAAGTTAAATCTCCAAAATCAGATGCATTACCTGTTGAAGCAATCGTTACATAATCTATAATATTAGAACCAAATGGATTACTAGTACCAGTAAAACCACCTCCTCGTCCACCTCTAGTTTGATTAGAAAAACCTGCTCCACCTGAATCATCTGCAGTTGCATCACCAAAATCTGTAGCATCACCTGTTGTTGCCATTGTTATAAAATCAATGTTATTTACATAAGTTGCTGGACCTGAATCATCACCAGCATAAAATAAACCTCTTGTAGTAGAACTAATGCAACCGTTGGCTAATGACTGTCTTCCAAGTGATAAATCTCCATAATCAGAAGCATTACCTTTAGATCTCATTTGAATCATTTGAATTGTATTTTGAAAAGAACCTGCACTTGTCTCCCCACCACCACATATCATTCTATCATTTGCACTTGATAAAAAGTAATTGTTTGGAACATCAATTTCTCCACCCATACCTGAATGGTTTGTACAATAAAAATATAAAGTGCTTGGAGTTGAAGTTGTAACTTCTATTTTAGTCCAAGCTGTAGCTGAACCTGGTGTACCAGATGTTGTAACACCTGTTGTGTATTCTGTTGACCCTGCTGCGTCTGCCGCAGTTGCAAATCTTAATGGGTGAGTTGCGTTTGTATTATCGTCTTGATTAAATTCGTATGTGCATCCTGGAAATAAAGTTATA